AATAACATAAATCTTATCCTTAACATCAACGACTCGTAAATTACGCAGCTCACCTAATCTTAATCCTGTATTAGCTAATAACATAAACCAATGCCAATGACTTGGAGCATTGTCATATAACAATTCTAACTCATCCAGGCTGAAGAAAGGATGTGGTTTAGATTCAAATGAAGGTACTTTACTTACAGATAAATGTGGTACTTTATACTTATCTCTTTTAGCTTTGTTAAGCATTGCCTTTAAAACAGTTATCTTTCTGTTAATAGTTTCTGGTTTGTTTTTTCTTTCATGTAACAGAATTATTAATTGATCTACCATTTCATTGTCAATCTTATGTAAAGGTGTTTTATTCAAGAATGGCTCAAGATCGTTTATACAAATAGCCATACTTGTGTGGTAAGTTGATGGATATTGAACCTCAAACCAATTAAGATATTTTTTTGAGTAAGATATAAAGTCAATTTGCTTTAAAGCAGTCTCGCTTTTTAGACCTCGATTAAAAGGAGATAATTCAGCTTTTTTAAATTCAAGTTGAGCATTTGCTTCTCTTTTATCGACATCACCTAAAGACTTTCTTTTCCTTACACCATCTTCATACCAATCTAAATGCCAATATCTTCCTCTTTTTCTAAGTGTTGCCATCTATTGAGACCAAATTGTGACCAAATAGTACACAAATATACACTAATATGATTATTTATTAGTCTTTATTAGTTTTATTTTATTAGTGCTTATATAAAGAAAAACCCCTATCTAAAGGGGTTTAAGAGTGGTAGTCGCGGGCAGATTCGAACTGCCGACTTCCACCATGTCAAGGTGTTAAAACACCTATATCAATAGGCTTATCTAATGTGTGTGACCATTTTGTCACTAATCTTATCAAGATAATTTGCCCATGATTGCAACATATTTGCTCTGTCATCAAAGTATGCAGCATGATTATACACTCCTCTTTGAGTAGTATCTTTATGTGCTAATTGAATCTCTATGATGTCCTTATCAAACACTTCAGAATCAATACCCTCGTTTAGCCTAGTAGATGCCATTGATCTCCAACCATGAGTAGTTAGTTCGTTAGGCTTGATACCACTTCTTCTTAACCTTTGTAGTAATGAACGAGTAGATATATGTCCTCCTCCTCTTGGACTTGGAAAAACATACTCACTATTCTTTCGATGTGATTCAGCTTGTTTAAGAATATCATAGACTTGATTAGCCATTGGTATGTGATGTTCTCTATCTGACTTCATGCGTTCCTTTGGAATAACAATCACCCTATCTTCTAAGTCTACCTCACTCCACTTTAAACCACAAACCTCAATAGGTCTTGACATGATGTAAGGCATTAACTTAGATGCTAATGTAACTTGCCATGTCTGTAGATGATGATAGTTATTGTTAAGGATAGATAGAATCTTGCTTATATCCTTTGGCTTAATAGATGTTGCTCTAGGTGTTGTTGTTCCTTTCTTATAGAATGATGTGTCTATTGCTAACGATGGATTGTAATCAATTAAACCATCTCTTATAGCTAAGTTAAAGACACTTGCAATCTTAGAGTACACTTTCTTCCTAGATGAAACATAACCCTTAACATCCATAAACAAAAGTATCTCATCAATCATCTTAGGTTTGATCTTATTGATTGGCTTATCACCAATAGCTTTAAGAACATGATTAGACATTAATGAATGTGATACATAAGCAGACTGTGTTGTCCAATTGACTTTCTTGCGATTGTGCCAAGATGTGTAGACATCGTTAAATGTATTCATTACTTATTCTCCTTATTGTTAAACAAATTTAATTATACCATTTGTATAGCATTGTGTATACATTATTATATAAATAATTAATAGTATCAATATCACTACCTAGTCGATATTCGCTTAAACCCAAGTTATTACATAGAACAATATAGATAGTCGTTATATAGGTAAGTAGTAGTTGTCACAAGTGATCTAATCATTGCTGCAACCTGGTAGTGAATATCCGCTTAAGTCCAAATCATGTAAGAAGATATAAAGAATCTATAAGGGAATATATAGGCTTTGTTCAGATCATTATGTTTATTACTAAATGATTAAAAAATTTGCAATCCCTCTCATTCTTATCCGTCTTTAGCTTTCTGCTTTTTATTGTTCCTTATCTCATACAGATAAAGAACACTAAGCCATTAACTGCTACACTAAAGCATTTATAGATGTACAAATAGTAATCCAGGTATAACTTTCTACTAATATTCTGACAAACGATCGTTTTTTTCTAATTCTAATCAATATACCCGTGGGGAGGCTCACTCGACCAACCGAGAAGCTGAAGCTACCACCCCAATCACAAAAAACGAAATTTCAAAAAACTGCATAGTATCAGCTATACATTAACCTTTGAAAAATACTAAATTGGTATAATATAAGCCATGTCAGAAAAACCCAAAAGAAAAGGAAATCCAGCCTTTCACAAAGGCATGAAACCTCTAAATCCACACGGTAGACCCAAAGGTAGCGAAAACAAATACACAACTCTTGCTAGAGAAGTGATGTCTGCTAAAGCACCTGAGATTGTCAACAAAGTCATCGAGAAAGCTATGGATGGAGATGTGCATTGCCTCAAGATGTGTATGGATAGAATACTGCCTGTACACAAAGCAATTGATCCTAATCGTGTTAAGAACGATTCCCAAGTCATTATTAATGTCGCTTCCCTAGATTCTATTCAGCAGTCTATTGATGTGACTCCTGAAGATGAATTGGTCGAGGTCCAAGAGAAAGATGACGATGAAGTTATAGTGAATGTAGCAGATGGCTGAATTTACTTGGTGTCCTCAACTAGAAGAAAAAGTTGTTAGATTAAAAAAAGAAGGAAAAACCTATAAACAGATAGCACATGATATTGGATCAACTTTGTCATCTGTTAAACATAAAGTTAGAAGGCTACAGCAAAATAATAATTTAGACAGATACAAACACACAAAAGAAAAAATAGAGCAGTTAAAAAAATATCTTAAAAAAACAGATATTCATATTTTAGAAACTCATTGTGGTTTTGGCTCTCTTAGCGAATATTACAATTTGTTTGGTGAAGTTTTTTCAATTGATATAGATGCTAATCGCATTAAGTTTCTTAACAATTTAGGATTAGAGGGTGTAACTGCTATAAAAGCAGACAGCGAAAAAGAAATATATTCATTGGTTTTTAATAAATGTAAATTTGATGTTGTTGACATTGACCCATACGGTTTTCCAAGTCGCTATTTTCCACATTGTTTTCATTTGATTGATGATGGCTATTTGTTTCTTACTTTTCCAGTTTTAGGTGTGGCACAAATTAACAAGATAACGATTCAACATTATGAATCTTTTTGGGGAATAACTTTAGATGAACCAGATAAATACATTGAAAAAATAAAAAAGAAATTATTTGATTATGCTTTTATGGCTAAGAAGTCTATAGAGGTAAAAGAAATACTAAAGATTGACAGAATATATAGGTTTGTTATTAAAGTCAAAAAAGAGTCATTATTAAAAATTGTCGGCTTAAAAGTAAATAGATAGAAATGGCAGAATTAAACATAGACCTACACCCTGCTCAACTGCAAATATTTCACTCTGATAAACGATTTAAGATAGTTGCTGCTGGTAGACGATTTGGAAAGTCCTACCTTTCTGCTTGGATATTACTTATAAAAGCAATACAGTCTGAGTCAAAGGATGTGTTTTATATAGCACCTACTTTTCAGCAAGCTAAAGATATTATGTGGGCGATGCTTAAAGACTTAGGCAAAGATTTAATTGCCCAGGCTCATGAAAATACTGCGGTTCTTACTTTGATTAATGGTCGTAAGATTTATTTAAAAGGATCAGATAGACCAGAAACGCTGCGTGGTGTTGGTTTGTCACTTGCTGTACTCGATGAGTATGCTTCTATGAAGCCAGTTGTGTGGGAACAAATTATTAGACCTACTTTGGCTGATGTTCGTGGTGAGGCTTTCTTTATTGGAACACCTGCTGGTAAGAATCACTTTTATGATTTGTATCGTGATGCTTTGGATGATGATGATTGGGATGCGTTTCAGTTTAACAGCACAGATAATCCGTTTCTGCCTGCTGAAGAAATCGAGGCTTCTAGGAAAACAATGTCCTCTATGTCGTTTAGGCAAGAATTTGAGGCATCTTTTGAGACAGGTTCAGGTGGAATCTTTAAAGAAGAATGGTTTAAGCTAGAAGAAGAACCAGAAGAAGGCAATTATGTCATCGCAATTGACCCTGCTGGCTTTGAGGCAATAGAACAAGAGCGAAATCTAAAAAGGTCTAGGTTAGATGAGACCGCTATTGCTATTGTGAAGATAGATCGTGATAAGTGGTGGGTTAAAGACATCCTACATGGTCGTTGGAACATCAAAGAGACTGCTAAAAAAATTCTACACTCTGCTATGAAAGTCGAATCAGCTACCGTAGGCATCGAAACAGGCTCACTTAGGAACGCAATCTTGCCTTATCTTGAAGATGAGATGCGAACTGAGGGTAAATGGGTCAGCATCATTGAACTCAGACACGGTGGTAAGAAGAAAAACGACAGAATTACCTGGGCATTACAAGGAAGAATGGAACATGGTCAGATTTCTTTTAACGAGAAACGAGATTGGAAAGCATTTATCAGTCAATTGGTAGATTTTCCTAATCGCTTGGCACATGATGACCTTTTAGATGCTCTAGCCTACATAGATCAAGTCTCTGTTGCTGATTTCGCCCACTCTATTGAGTTAGATGATGATTGGCAGCCTACAGATTCAATTGCTGGATATTAATATGGAAGATGATTTTGATTTTCAAGATTTAACAGAAGAAGAATTAGACGAAATATTGATTTATTCTGAGTGTGAAGATAACTTTAAGCTGCGATATGTGATTGCTTGTAGAATTATTGCTAACATGATTGAAGAAATGAAGTTTGAGACCTTTTCTAGTTCTGAAATGGTTGATATGACTATCTGTAAGATGCTTTTGGATGGTTATATTGAAATAGAAGAAGAAAACAGGCAAATCCATTAGCTTCGATTTAAGCCACGATTTTTATTTACCCTACCTTACCCCTTACTTTTTCATAATAACCTTTATATGCCTTAATTTAGGGTATAATATAGGGCAACGAAAATAAATCTTTATTAAGGACAACATGAACCCGTATGGATAAAGAAACTAAGTACCAAGCACTTGCTAGTTGGCTTAATCATAGGCTAGAAACTTGGAGAACTCATCGTGATATGAACTACACCGAGACTTGGGATGAGTATTATCGTCTGTGGAGAGGTATATGGAATGCTGAAGATAGAACTAGGCAATCAGAAAAGTCCAGATTAATTGCTCCTGCTCTACAACAAGCAGTTGAGTCCTCTGTAGCAGAATTAGAAGAAGCAACATTTGGCAGAGGAAAATGGTTCGATGTTAAAGATGACATGCTTGACCAAGACCCAAGCGATGCTGAATATGTAAGAAACCTCCTCCAAGAAGATTTGGAAAAAACAGGTTGTAAAGATGCAATCTGCGAAGTCTTTTTGAACGGTGCAATCTATGGCACAGGGATAGGTAAGATAGTTGTCGATCAAACGATTGAACGCTCCCCCTCTGAAGTACCGATTCCTGGTACTCTTACCACCACTCGTCAGCTAGTGGAAATCCCTGCCATTGATGTGCGTGTAGAACCTATTTCTCCTAAAGAATTTCTTATAGACCCTAGTGCTAACTCAATTAATGAGGCATTAGGTGTGGCTCACGAGGTTATAAAGCCACGATATCATGTGGTGGAAGGCATACGATCAGGTATCTATAGAGATGTGCCTTTAGATGGGGATTATGAAACTGCAAGAATGAGTTATGATCCTGAAACTAAGACTGCTGATGAGTCTGACTCGGTCAAGATTACAGAGTATTGGGGATTAGTGCCTAAACGATTCCTTAAAGCAGGAAAAGACAAAGACGATTTTGAATATAAGAAGTCTGATGAGCTTGTAGAAGCTGTAGTTACGATTTGTAATGACGAACATATCTTAAGAGTAGAAGAAAATGCCTTTATGATGGAGGACCGCCCTTTTATCTCGTACCAACATGACTGCGTTCCTAACAAGTTTTGGGGTAGAGGCATTTGTGAGAAAGGTTATAACCCACAAAAAGCATTAGATGCTGAAATGAGAGCAAGAATTGACTCATTGGCACTTACAACAACACCAATGATGGCTGCTGATGCTACAAGATTACCAAGAGGTATCAAGTTTGAGGTTAGACCTGGCAAAACCGTGCTAACTAATGGTAGTCCAAGAGAGGCAATCATGCCACTTGATATGGGAACTACAGACCCTTCAACATTTAACCAGGTCGCCTCATTACAAAACATGATTCAAATGGGTACAGGTAGTGCCGATACTGGAGCAGCACAAAACGATACTGCCTCTGGCATGTCTATGATGCAAAGTGCAGCAATTAAGAGACAAAAGCGTACTCTGATGAACTTCCAAAACACATTCCTTATTCCTATGATTAATAAGTGCATGTGGAGAAAGATTCAGTTTGATATAGACAGATACCCTGTAAGTGATTACAAGTTTGTACCGTATTCAACTATGGGCATTATGGCTAAAGAGTTAGAAATGACTCAAATGGTCCAAATGTTACAAGCTATACCTAAAGATTCGCCCGCATTTAATGTCATATTATTGGCAATGTTCCAAAATTCATCTATCCACAACAGAGACCAAATTGTTAATGCTCTGATGCAAGGTAGTCAGCCTGATCCACAGCAACAACAGATGCAACAAATGGCTATGGAATTACAAATGCAAAAAGCACAAGCTGACATACAAAAAACTATGGCTGAAGCAGAAGAAGAAAAAGCCAAAGCTATGAAATGGCAGTCTGAGGCTATGTTAAATCAACCTAACGAATTAGACTTCCAGCAAAAGATAGTTAAATTACAGAAAGAAGCTATCGGATTAGAGAAAACTGCTGCTGAAATAGAGAACAAACGCTCAGAGACAGCTAGAAACATACCTGAAGTAGATCACCTACAATCAGAGACTATATTAAACCTGGCTAAAGCAAGAGAAGCTAGTCAAAAAGTAGCAGTAAATTCAAATATTCAATAAACGATAATCATCAATGGCAAAAGCAGATGACCGTTTTATAGAAGATCGATTAGCAATGATGGAGTCAGAAGGATGGCTCGACCTTATTGCTGATTTAGAGACTATTCAGGAAGGTGTGGTCAACATCGACACAATGACTGATGAAAAGGACCTATGGGAAGCCAAAGGTCAGTTGAACATTTTAAGGTTTTTATTAACTTTAGAAAATACAACAAAAATCGCAATGGAACAATCTGACAAAGATTAACTCTTTGTAAGACTCCAATTTATCACTTCATAACCCCACAGGGGCGGAGAAACCATGTCAAGTATAGTAGTAGATGAAGCATCTTCAGCGGATGCACCAATAACAAATGAACAGGAACAAGTAACAGAAGCAACAACTGAAGAAGTTACACAAGAAGCACAGGCGGAAGAAACTCCACAACCTGAATCTACCATTCCTGAGAAATTTGCTGGTAAGTCAACGGAAGAATTAGTAGAGATGTACCAAAATGTTGAGAAGATGATGGGCAAGCAAGCCAGCGAAGTTGGTGAGCAACGCAAATTAATTCAAAGCCTAATGGAATCTCAAAACAGAGCAGCAGAAGCTACTCCAAATGTAGAAGAAACTGTTAATTTTGAAGATCAGTTTTATAGCGATCCTGCCGAGGCAGTAAACAAAGCTATAGAAAATCATCCAGAATTAATAGAAGCAAGACAAGAACGAAAAATCCAGCAACAACAACATCAAGTCGGTGTCCTGGAAAAAGCATACCCAGATTGGCAAGATAGAGTCGCCAATAAAGAGTTTCAAGATTGGGTAGGCTCATCTGAGATACGCACAGAGATGTTTAAGAAGGCAGATAGTGATTATCGACCTGACTATGCTATAGAACTATTCGATATGTTCGATAAAGTCAACATGATTGACAAGACCAAAGAAGTTCAGAAGCAAGAAACAGCGAAAAGAGATAAGGCACTTAAAGCAACTTTAACTGAGACTCGTTCTACTTCAGACTCTATAGGCGGAAAGAAGGTTTACCGTAGAGCAGATTTAATCAATCTACAGGTAACAGACCCATCTCGTTACGCATCTTTGGCTGATGAAATTCAGTCAGCTTATGCGGAGGGAAGGGTTAAATAATAATACTATAAAGGAGAAGTAAAATGGCTTTGGGTACAAACCAAGTAACGACTTCCGTAGCTAATAACTTCATCCCCGAACTATGGAGTGATGAAGTAATTGGAGCGTATAAGTCAAATCTAGTGGTTGCTAACCTAGTAACTAAGCTATCTCACAAAGGTAAAAAAGGCGATACTATCTATATCCCTGTACCTGCGAGAGGAAGTGCAAGTGCTAAAGCAGCAAACACACAAGTAACACTATCAGCAGCTACCAACACAAAGGTAACTGTGTCTATCGACAAGCACTACGAATACTCAAAATTAATTGAGGACATCGCAGAGGTACAAGCACTAGCAAGTATGCGTAAGTTTTATACTGACGATGCTGGTTATGCTCTTGCCAAGCAAGTTGATACTGATCTTTTTGCTCTTACAGAAGGGTTTCAAGGTGGTACAGTAGGTGGTGCAGCAGCAGCATCTTTCGAGAAAGCAGTAATTGGTTCTAATGGTAGCACAGAATACACAGGTAATTCATCAAACGCTGCTGACATTACAGATGCAGGTATTCGTAGAATGCTATTAACTCTGGATGATGCAGATGTACCAATGGACAATCGTGTAATGGTAGTTCCACCAATCTGTGCTAATGACATGCTAGGAATCAACAGATTCACAGAGCAGCAGTTCATTGGTTCTGGTGATGCTATTCGTACTGGTAAGATTGGTCAAATCTACGGTGTTGATGTTTACATTTCATCAAACTGCCCTTCAGCAGCAGGTAACTCTGGTGCAGATAGAGTAGGTACTTTGATGCACAAAGATGCTCTAGTTTTAGCAGAGCAAGTTGGAGTGCGTAGCCAGACACAGTACAAACAAGAATACTTAGGTGATCTTTTCACTTCAGACACTATTTACGGTGTAGCTGAGTTGAGAGATGATGCAGGTGTTGCGTTTGTAGTACCAGGATCTTAATAGTTAATTAAGATGTAACCCCTTCTCACGAGGGGGTTATTCTGAGTTAATTAGGAGTTTACATGCCTTTCTACGATTTCAAATGTCAAGATAATCATGTGAGTGAAGAATTACGCTCTTATGATGAAATGAAAATGGGTATTGAATGCCCTAAATGTGGCAAACCTGCCCAAAGAATATACTCAATAAACGATGTTAGACCTAGTTATGGATATGAAATGACTAGATTTGCTATGCGAGAAAAGAAAAGATTAAGCAAGGATAAATTTAATGGACATATTTGAAGATACTACAGGCTCAGACTCTACAGATTTGCTTGAAATAGATCGCTTTAAAGCAAAGATACAAGAGATATGGACAAGGATGCTTACTGAGTGTTATTCGCATTACTATGACGAGGATGATGAAGATAGTCCTTCTATGGATGAGTTTATGGAAGCTAATGCCCTTAAATTTGCTAATGACCCTGAACCTGTAACTGAACTAGACACATTGATGGACATGCTAGATGGTCTTATGGATGAGGATGAAGAATTAGAAAGTGTTCAGGCAGAAGGTAAAGCACCAACTTATGGCGGTAAACAATTA